CTCAACTCGTACGACAGCTTGCACGAGTATCAGCATCGACGCCGTGGCGAGAGCCACATTCCACGGCGCCGCGTTGACACTCTCGGCAACCATTCGAATAACAACAGGTGGTACTCGGTAAACTCGAGCAGCGAAATCATATGCGCCAATCCACATTGGTGCAGACTCGCCAGCCAAGTAATGTGTCTGAATTGCGATCTTGGCACGATTGACATAACGCCCATGAACCCCTTTAGTATGCCGAAGAGTGTGCTGAACAGCCTCGGCTATCAGAGGGATATGGCTTGTCATCGGTAAAAGCCCTAGCGCTTTGCCACGCGCTTCCATTGTGAGCCTTTCTTCAGACATAGCCGTTGGCGTCTGAAACGCGCCATACTTCATCAAGCACTTGTATGTGGCCCCAGGCAAAAACTCTGTTTCACTGACCGGCCACATTATCATCGAGCAATAACGAATAGCTTCAATGGGTGAATCAAACTTCAATTTCGGATTAAATCCAGCGTCCATAACAATTGGCAAACCAACGGTGCAACATGCTCATCAGCAACTGCCAACGCATCATCACCCATGATAGCTGCATTCACCACTCCGTAGTTACGCACTGCATTAGTCCAATCAATATTTTCAGCCAAAACTTCAAACTCGGGCCTTGTCAATTGGTACAACAACTGCACGTTACCGGGCACTGGTGCATACCCATACTCCGACAGTACCACTAAAGCCATCCAAGCAGCGTAGTGAACGGCCGCGTTTGCGATTGTGTTGGTAAGTGTAGTACTGGGCATTCCGCTGAGATTCCAGGGCTCTTTACGCATAAACCTGATTCCAGAGCGAGTCGAGCCTCGCTTGGGTCCAGTTTGCACAAGGTTCCACACAGCGAATCTCTGGCCGTAGAGACCATAGTCGCGATAGTATCCTGTGATGAAGCGTATAGAGTCGTCGCCGAAAGTTCCATCAAATTGGCTGCAGTCGTTTTCAAAGTTCGTATAGATCGGAAAAGCGCCGGCACCGTCCGATTGACTGCTATACCGGCAAATTCCATGACAGAGGCAACATTGTGCACTAACTTTTCCGACGTAGGCAAGCTCCGCAAGATGCGCTCGTACGCTGTCGAGGCTGGGCCGCTCGCCAATTCGAGCATACCTCGAACAGTTCCAACGATTGTTCCGTACGTTATTCCCGCTGCTTGTACTACGCTGCGGGCCATATTGTCGCCAGCCGACAACACTTCCGCCATCGTTGGTACGCTCATAGTCTGGACTCCGCGGATTGCGTCGGCTGTCACACGCTTTGCAAAGTCCAAACAACTCTGTAAACCAATGGCCGAGGCGTCCAGCAGACGCTCCAGATGTGAAAAAGATGCCTGAATGTCGAGATAAGTTGCCATCCCAGTCATATTTGAGAACTTCTGCAAGAGCAATGAAGAATGGTCCAAGAGCGCACTTGACCAAATCTGGACATGAGATGATATTTCTTGGGGAAGGCTCTTGATGTGGTCGGCCTGTGCAATTGCAAACCTTACACTCTCGTTTAACGAAACATGATAAGCGTCGGAGATCTTTTGCAGAATATCGTCCGTGTACAATTCGTTCCATTGCTTCAGAGAGAGCACGAAGTTGCTGGCCTGTGTACCGACCCAACCAACGAGCATTTGACCATGCGTGTGCACGACGGTCATGATGTCGGAACCGAAGTCGACCAGGGAGGCACGATAACCTGACCATGGTAGCGAATAAATCCCAGACCCCAGACTCCACAATAGGTCGCTGCATACCGACGCGGTTTGCCAAGCTCGCAACTTGATTTGCGAGACAGCTTGCGGCAACGCTGAGAGCAACCCACGCGCAGTGTAATCCAATGAGCTGGTAGCCGATCGCCCCATAGAGGTCATGTCTGAAACCATCCCACTGATATGCTCCACTGTTTGGCCGCCGTGCCGAAGTACGACGAACGCCGACGGCAAAATCGCTACTGCGAGGCTTAAGATTGCCGCAGTAAGTATAAGCCAAAACAGGTATGGAAGGGTCGAAGCGATAAAATCCCGCTGGGGCACAAGCAAGGAAGAGTGTCGTCCCACCGCTAGGGACAGATAGTCTTGCAATTGCGGCCCCATACGCTTTCGCCGACAAACAAACTGCTCAACAAAACGCTGCCAACCCATTGACAGCGAGCTTGGCGGCATTGGTGAGGGTGAGAAATAGTAAATCTCATCAGAAGAAGACGGACCCCACCAAGGCACCAAAACAGAATCGTCCATAATCATCTCAACGCCCAACCCGCGATGCGAAGCAACATAATTGTTCCACGCTAAAGCTGCATACTTTGCTCGCGCTGTCGTATTTGCTGTCAAATCGATCCCAGCGCCTATGCCGCCCAACTCGGGTGCGTTATCCCGTGAAGACAGCTTATAAGCTAGGAAAGCTGTATGGGCAGCAGTCAAAC